GGAAAGAAAACTGAACTTGGCGTTAAGATGTCCAAGACTGTTAAAAAAGTTGGTTGCCTCAATCTTAAAACGATGATTGAGGAAAATAAATTAATAATTAATGATTATGAAATTATTGCAGAGTTAACAACCTTTATCCAAAAGCATAATTCATTTGAAGCAGAAGAAGGGTGCAATGATGACCTTGCAATGTGCTTAGTAATATATGCTTGGCTCGTAGCACAAGATTACTTCAAAGAACTTACTGATCAAGACGTTAGAAAAAGATTATATGAAGAACAAAAAAATCAAATAGAACAAGATATGTCTCCATTTGGATTCATTTCCGATGGTATGGATGAATCTAGTTTTGTTGATGATGATGGAACTAGATGGTATGCTGATGAGTATGGTGATAGATCTTATATGTGGGACTACTTAACATAATGGAAATAGAAAAGCAAATAAAGTTAGGACACCTATTACTATCGGATAGAAAATGCAGAGTCTGTGGAGAAGAAAAGAATCTGATAGATGGTTTTTATAGAACAAGAAAAAACAGAGGTCCAGTCGCATCTTCTTTTTCTTATGAGTGTAAAGACTGTACTATAAAAAGAATAGTTACTAATAGGGTGGTTAGCAGGGTATTTGATAAATGGGAATATCCTGACTGGTGAATTCTGTTCACTCCACGTTTCCCCTACGTAAAGTATATTTTTAATAAATATTTTTTAGATAAACTGAGACTTTACGGAGAAAAACATGGCGACTCCTCAATTATCTCCAGGCGTACTCGTCAGAGAGGTTGATTTAACAGTAGGAAGAGCTGATAATGTCTTAGATAATATTGGTGCAATTGCTGGACCTTTCTCAATTGGACCCGTTGACTTTCCAATTGACATCCAAACTGAACAACAACTCATCGAAACGTTTGGAAAACCACTATCAACCGATGCGCAGTACGAGTACTGGATGAGTGCATCCTCCTACCTATCATATGGCGGCGTTTTAAAGGTAGTAAGAACTGGTGGTGTAGCACTCAATAATGCTAATTCTGGTGTAGGTGCAGCATTTACAACAGCACTAAGAATTGACAATTACGATGATTATACAAATAATCATTCTGATGGAAATAATTTTACATTCTCTGCAAAGAACCCAGGATCTTGGGCAAACAGCTTAAAAGTTTGCTTTATTGATGATTTAGCAGACCAAATCATCGGTATTAATACGACAGACTTGGCATCTGCTGGTGCTACGGTTGGTTATGGCGTAACCTCTGCTATTAATGGAGTTACACTCCCAGGAACTGGATCTACTTCGGTCTTCAACGGATACCTAAAAGGCATCATCACTGGAGTAAGCACAGATTCAACCAACGGAAATAGTACAGTAACAGTTAAAGTTGTTTCAAGAGTAGAAACTGTTGGTGGCGGATCAACAGAAACTCCAATCGACTATGCACAGAATAATACCTTTTCTTCATTTGATACCTCAGATAACCTAAGTTTTGTTAACAACTCAGGGATTACCACTGGTGTTTCTGCAGCAACTCCATTTGCTGTCCAATCAGCAATTGATTGGTATGATCAACAAACTCTTGGACTAACGAATGCAATAATTTTCTGGAAGTCAATTGCTCCAAAACCAACTACTAACAAGTATGTTTTGGATAGATCAGGTAAGAATGATGGAATGCACATTGCCATCGTTGATGACCTAGGAACGATTTCTGGAAATCAAGGAACAATCCTTGAGAAGCACGTAAGTATCTCCAAGGCACTTGACGCAGTTTCTGCAGTTAATTCGCCACAGAAGATCTGGTACGAGCAATACCTTGCAGATTTCTCTGCACAAGTCTTTGCGGGTGGAAATCCATCAAGTGCTACAGATGCTTATTGGGGAACTACTCCAAGAGCAACTGGTTTCTCCACAGAATTTACTCCAGTTACAACATCAAACGGTCTATGGGGACAAGAAGCGCAGGATGTCACATTCAGCGCAGTCGGTAATGTTTCTTATACTCTACAAGGTGGCGTTGATTATTCTGCTCAAGGTGGAATGACTGCAACACTAGGAGACTTGATTACTTCATACTCCTTATTTGGCAATAGGGACGAAATTCAGGTAGACTATCTTATAATGGGTCCTGGACTTGGTTCTGAGTCCGATTCTCAAGCAAAAGCACAATACTTGATTTCTCTAGCAGAATCAAGAAAAGATTGTGTCACCACGATTGGACCTCATAGAGCAAATGTAGTCGGTCTTACCAATACAACTACTCAGACAAACAATCTAGTTAGATTCTTTAGTCCCCTATCCTCCTCATCATACGCAATATTTGATAGTGGTTATAAGTACACTTATGATCGCTTCAATAACAGATTCCGTTACATTCCTTGTAACGCAGACGTTGCTGGACTGATGTGCCGTACAAATATCGTTGCATATCCTTGGTTCTCTCCTGCTGGACAGCAGCGTGGAATTCTGAACAATGCTATCAAACTAGCATACAATCCAAATAAAGCACAAAGAGACATTCTCTATCCTCTCAGAATTAACTCAGTCATTTTGAAACCAGGAATTGGTATTCTTCTATTTGGAGACAAAACTGCTTTGGGTTATGCATCTGCATTCGATAGAATCAATGTTCGCCGTTTGTTCTTAACAGTAGAACAAGCACTACAGAGATCAGCAGAAGCTCAACTCTTCGAACTGAACGACGAATTGACAAGAGCAAACTTTAAGAACATTGTTGAACCATATCTCCGTGATGTTCAAGCGAAGAGAGGTCTGTATGGATTCTACGTTGTTTGCGACTCAACTAACAACACCCCCGATGTTATTGACAACAACGAATTCCGTGCTGATATCTTCCTGAAACCAGCTAAGTCCATTAACTACGTTACACTAACATTTGTTGCTACCAGAACTGGTGTTGCATTTGAAGAAGTAGTTGGTAGAGTTTAATTCTAGATTATAAATTACTAAAGGAGGAACTAAAAAATGGCACACACAATCCAAGACTTTAAAACAGCACTAAAGGGCGGGGGTGCCCGCCCCAATCTATTCGAAGTTGAAATTACCAGTTTCCCTGGTGGTGCAGATTTTGATTCTACGGAGTTCAAAGTTCTTTGCAAAGCCGCAAACCTACCTGCTTCTAATATTGCATCAATCGATGTTCCATTCAGAGGCAGAATCTTTAAAGTAGCAGGAGACCGTACATTTGATACTTGGTCAATCACCGTTATCAACGATGAGGACTTCAGAATCAGAAACGCTATGGAAGCGTGGATGCAGTACATTGGACAATATGCCGATGGAAGTGGAGCAACTGATCCTAACGATTATCAGATCGATGCATTGGTTAAGCAACTCAGAAGACTTCCAAGCACTACTGGTGGAAACAACGTAGAAGGTGGTGGTCTAGAAGTTGCTGCTCAGTACAAGTTCTATAGCATCTTCCCAACCAATATTTCTGCAATCGATCTATCATATGATAGTTCTGACACAATTGAAGAATTTACAGTAGAATTCCAAGTACAATACTGGTCTCCATATACCGGCGAAAACTGATTTATAAATAGTCTAAAGACTAAAAAATCAGTTAATAAATTATGGCAAAGTTATTTGGATTTTCGATTGAAGATAACGAGCCACTATCACCAAGTACAGTTTCTCCCGTTCCTCCAAATAATGAGGACGGTGTAGACCACTACTTGACTAGTGGCTTTTTTGGTTCTTATGTTGACATTGAGGGAGTATATAGAACTGAGTTTGACCTAATTAAAAGATATAGAGAAATGGCACTTCATCCTGAAGTGGATAGTGCCATTGAGGATATTGTAAATGAAGCAATAGTTTCTGATACTAATGATACTCCAGTAGAAATAGAGTTATCAAATCTAAATGCTAGTGATGGCATTAAGAAAAAAATAAGACAAGAATTTAAATACATTTTAGACTTACTCGATTTTGATAAAAAGTCTCACGAGATTTACAGAAACTGGTATATTGATGGAAGACTCTATTATCACAAAGTAATTGACTTAAAGAATCCTCAAGAAGGAATACAAGAACTTCGATACATAGACGCAATGAAAATGCGATATGTAAGGCAGGCAAGAAAGAAACCAGAAGATCAATTCAAAATATCAAATAGAAATGTGGAAAATCCAATGGATTTTGATTTTCCAGAAATTGAAGAATATTTCATTTATAATCCAAAAATGACGTATCCAACGGGGACTCCTTCACCAGGATCTCTCGGCGGATCTAACTCGGGTATAAAAATTGCAAAAGATGCAATTACATACTGCACTTCTGGTCTTGTAGATAGAAATAAAGGTTCAACCTTATCATACTTACACAAGTCCATCAAGGCACTTAATCAACTCCGCATGATTGAAGACTCTCTTGTTATTTACAGATTGTCTCGTGCTCCAGAGCGTAGAATTTTCTATATTGATGTTGGAAATCTGCCAAAGGTAAAGGCAGAACAATATCTCCGTGATGTTATGATGCGTTATCGTAATAAACTAGTATATGATGCATCAACTGGAGAAATTCGTGATGATAAAAAGTATATGGCAATGCTTGAAGATTTCTGGCTTCCTCGCCGTGAAGGTGGTAGAGGAACTGAAATCTCTACTCTTCCCGGTGGTCAAAACCTAGGAGAAATTACTGATATTGAATACTTTAAGAAGAAATTATATAAAGCATTGAACGTTCCTATTTCGAGGATTGAGGGTGATGGTGGATTTAATTTAGGAAGATCATCCGAAATTCTGAGAGATGAACTAAAGTTCAGTAAGTTTGTTGGGAGATTGAGAAAGAGATTTTCCAATATGTTTAATGATATGCTCAGAACTCAACTAATACTTAAAAATGTTGTGACCCCAGAAGATTGGGAAACAATGAGTGAGCATATTCAATATGATTTCTTATATGATAATCATTTCTCAGAACTGAAAGATGCTGAACTTATGAATGAGAGATTGAATATGGTTGCAACTGCAGAACCATATGTTGGCAAATATTACTCCCAAGATTATATTAGAAGAAAAATTCTTCGCCAGACTGATGTTGAAATAATAGAGCAAGATATTTTAATTAAAAAAGAAATTGAATCTGGTTTAATTCCAGATCCAAATGCTCCGGTAGATCCAAATACTGGAATGCCATTGGACGGAAGTTCTTCAGAAATGGATTTGGGTCAACCTGTTATGGAACCAGATCTGGCATCTCAAGAAAAATCAGTTCAAGCACCATCAATTCCCAAGGGCGGTGAGATATAAATAAAAACGGATTAATTATTAGGTATTAAAAATGGATGAACTTCTGGATATGATTATTGGCGATGAATCACCATCTCAAATTAGCGACAAGATTAAGGACATTCTTTTTTCCAAGTCAGCAGAAAAAATTGATGCTTTTCGTCCCAATGTAGCGTCTAATTTATTTGGTGAAAATGAAGAAGAAAGCGTAGAAGAGGAATAAAATGAAATCTTTCAAGCAATTTATATCCGAATCAGTAAATATTGCCGGAGATTTTACGGGAAATCTTTATATTAATTCTCAACCAGAATCTCAGCAAATTGGTGAGGAATATGTTGCTGACGTTATGTGGAATGGAAATATATATCGTTTAGAGTTAGTAACTAAGAACGGCATTCCATCCACTAGAGATTTAGGTGAGCAGTTGCAATCAGAATATCCAGGTGCGGTTGTTCATCAAATTTATCCAGTATCGGAAAAAAATCTTAACA